TTCCACTTCTTCAAAATAGTCCTTTTTGAGGTCTTCTAGAATGTCCCGATTTAAGCCGTCTGCGTATCCGAACAAGCCTTTTGGCGCTGGCGCTCCGCTAAAGAACGTGTCGAGCAAATGCACAACATCGTTGATTTGGTCTAAGTTGGCATCACCATTTACCCCAGTTACCCCACCCTTTCTGTTTGAGTAGAAATCTGTGGTCATTAAACCCTTTTCGTTTTCAATACCGTTTTTATACTTCTGAAGCTCTTCCTGTGTGGCGCCATCAAGAACGTGGCTAAACCTTTGGGGTGCACGTGTTCGCCTGCGAATAACTAGGTCGTCTTCAGTCATTTGCAGCTGCTTCCACGTTTTTCGCGTAGCATCTAAATAAGGGCGACCATTACAACCAAAATCGTCGTAGTTGTCGGGGTCAAGCCTTGCAACAGATAGCTGCCAAAAAGCAAACTCGGCAATAATCTGGTATCCACCAACGGGATCTAGTTGTTTATACGCAGCCGCGATGTTTTTAAGTTGGCCTGTTGGCAACGTATCAGCAAGAATAGTTTCGGCTGGCATGCGCAGGCCAGACACCATGTTTCGCTGGTCGTTTACAACCCATTGCATTGCAAGTGCACCTTCCATTACTGTGCCTCGAGCATCAGAACGAAGTTTTTCAGGGTTATTAAGCCCAAGACGAGCAACCCATACCTTGAAAAGTCGACTTATGCGGTCGTTTTCTTTTCCATTCCATTGCAAGCGAATGCCATTCTTTGTTGCATCTCTGGCCATGCGTCTATGAATTCGTTTAACACGAGGGTCAGTACGGTCCATTTCTCTAATGTGGTGAACTGACGCTTTATAATCAGGGGAAACATATAGTTCGTTGTATAAACGTCTTACATAGTTTTCAGTATTAACCGTGGTTCCACCACGCGTGTTTTGTTTGTGCTGTAACTCTTCACTTTTACTTACAGCGTCTACCGAGGAAGTATGGCGACCAATTGCTCGATTAATTGTTGATATAATTCCCATACTCTCTATACCCCTGGTAATAAAATGGTGGTGCCAAGTAAATCTTCGCGACTTCGAGAAGATGTCATTACGGCTGTATTTGGTTTCGGCTGGCCTCTTGTCGCTAGCGCCCACACAGATGCCATAGCAGCGTCAAATAAGTCATCGCCTATTTTCTTTAGCACCATGACGTAACTTGAATAACTCTTACTGGTTTCTTCTGGCTTGATGTTCGACAGCTGCTTAATAAACGTTTTCATATCTGAAATGGCTAAACTATCGATATCTAAGCCAGACGGTTCTAAATGTTCAACGTAAGGAATAACGGCATGGCCGTGGTGGAAAATCCCTCTTAATGCCTGTGCCATACTGTGTTTTATTGAGCCTTCAAAGCGAAGAGGTGCAAAGGCCCAATCATTCCATGCTGAAGCATTCGACTCACCATCATTAATCGCTCGAATATCTACTGGGGAGAGGCCTTCATAATAAAGGTCGTGGTTTAACTGGGTAAGCATACCTAAGCCATAAGCGTCGCCGATAGCGTAGTCGGGGCGAAAGTAACGCCAGAACGCAAGTAAGTCATTTTTAACAACCGAATCGTCGGTACCTGCGGCCCATGTTTTGGCAAATACGAAAACAACATAATTGCCCACTTGCTCAGTAACAATAAAAGCATGCTTTGATGCTGTAGCGCTTTCACCATGACCTGCAGCATCGTATCCAAAACTTAATAAACCGCGTTTTCTATATCTGGCACCAGGCTCGGGTATAACCATTTCAATGTTGGTTTTTGCGCCCATTTGAATGGCAGCACGAATATACTTTTCCCAAATTAAGTTGGTAGAACTGGTATTAATGCACAGCAGCTGGCGAATGTACTCTTCGGGTGAAAGCTGCACTTTCATGTCGTCGATAAACTTACCATTTAGGATCCCAAGCTCCACGCCTAAGTGACAATCGACCGTTGGCAATAAGTGGTACTTCTTCGTTTCTAACAAACTTGAAAGTACCGACGCCCCTTTGAATACACCTGTAATTCTAATTATCGGTTCATTCTTGGCGTTTTCATCTGCACCTAAGCGACGTGTCGAGCCCATTGTAAGAAGGAAACGTGAATTTAGCCGCTCTTGGTCCAAGTCGTCGACTTCTTCGATAGAAGCCAAGGTCAAATCGCCCCCGTCGATTTGAGAGAAGATACCGTAACCTCGCGCTATGCTTCGATTGCAGAACCTAAAATAGGTATCGCTCATTTGCTTACGGCCATTACGGTATTCAATAAAGTTACCGAGAATTTCAGACCGACGAATAGCGTCTAGGTGGTAGTTAAGGTTAACCAGACTTTGGGCTTCTTTTGGCGCCACAATGCCCAGTTCTTGGTCAGGGTTCGTTGCCAGGTATTCAAGGTTCCACATTTCTTTAACTGCGGTTTTACCTGTACGACGGCAACTGTTATCAATGGTGTTTGGGTACCTATCCATTTCATAACACTTAAGTACCTGCATTGGGTCTAGTGTTATGTCGTGAACATGCTTATGCCACAGGGAATGGTCGCCTTTGTAGCGCATAATTTCAGCTTCAGCCAAATGCTGCAGGCGCTGCCTTTCTTTTGCTGTTACACGTTCAGCCATCGCCGTTCGCTTTCTTATGTTCTAGCAATATTTCATCTTGGCTAAGCGCATTCTGAGAATTCACTATTTTTTCGCGCAAGCTATCAAGCAGTTCATGCTGTTTACTTTGGAAGTCGGACAAATTCTGCTTATCTTTTCCTTCTTGCTGTAAGCGGCCCATCTGAATTTCACTTTCTTCACGTACTTTTTGTGTCATACCCAAATCGGCAAGCGAAAGATTGTTTTTGCTTAATAAATCGAAGATAGGCTTAAGCAATGGGTTAGCTTTAGTGTCCATAATGGTGGTTTTTTTGCCCGTTTCGCTATCAGTAAACTGAGCAAGATGAAAGCCGCCGTCTTTATCAAATGAATAGGCTGGTGATTCCAGTAGCACACCTTTATTAATTACACTTATCAGCATGTCATCCATTAACGAAGCAAAGTTAGCCTGTTGCATCGCTTGATGCTCTCGCAACATTTTCGGGTCGTGGCTTTCTATAGCGATCAGATGACGCATGAATAATTCAGTCTTGCGAGTACAAGCCACTTGCTGGCTACAGTAGTCAAAATCAATATCACAGGTATCACACGCGTCATATTTGCCAGGCTTAGCAGGAAAATAGAGCGCTTGCTTTGCCGCCGCTCCGTGTTTCAACGCATTGAATCGCGTTCTTAACGCTTCCTCAGGTGTAGGGTGACCATCCAAGTTTGCAGCAGAGGCCGCTTTTCCTTCTAAGGTTTTTGGGCCTGTTGATTTTACATAGCTACTAAATAACCCTCGCTGCCAAGGTATTTGCTGTGAACGGGATCTACAAGACGGACAAGTAGAAAAATATCGATAGGGATGAGACAGAATATCGTCATCAATTACTTCTTCAGGCTCAGAATCCCACACATGGAGACACACATCACATTTAAATGTAATGTCGTTGCGTGGGGCTAAAAACTTGCTTTTGTCCGTTTTCATACCGCCATTTTGGTGCAGCAGAAAACGCAGCGTTAGGGCAAATTCATATTAGGGGAACTATTTAAAAAACGTACCGCTATGCAGCTTTTACTAAGCGTGACGGCAACTTACGCTTAAATTCAATCATAGGTACGTTAATAGTTCCCAGTAAGGAGGGCTCGGGGAGCCACTTTCTCTCACTGGGAACTATTTCAGAGTTCACAGTTATAAGTGCCTCCGGTCTGTATTTCACTTTAATTTCATTGTCTTGCAGCATAATGCTGTGAATAAACGTCTTAAAGAATTCACGAACTTTACCCGGTTTATTGGTGGTTTTGATGATATCAACCAGTAATTCGCTCAATTCGGTAAGGTCAGTTTCAGAAATTTCCAACTGTGGTGGTTTTTCCGTTTCGGACACGGCTAATTCAGTATTTAATTTCCTAATGGTTTCGTTGTTAGAACGTAAACGCGGTGCAAGGTCTTGCACGTTGTAAATGCCTGTATCGTCTTCCAGTAGTTCATATAAGCGCGAGTTCTTTCGCTCATACTCTTTAATTTGCTGAACAATTTCGTTGCATCTGTCTCGCTTTTTTTGCGCCCAAGAGCCGCACAGGTCGTTAAGCTGCAATAGCAAGTCTTTCAAATTTCGCTCTGTAAGCACCTCTGCGCAGATAACATCAGTCATCCAAGGGTCGAATATGGCTGAATTAATTCTACGGTCTTCACAGCCCAAACCAGCCTGTTTAGTGCTGCAGTTGTAATAGTAATAAGTCTTCGTTGCGCCTTTTGCCTTTTCTATCTTCATCGACTTACCGCATTTGCCGCATTTCAATAGGCGCAACGAAGACTT